AAATATCTCCTTGGATGGGAAGACCAACTTCTTTGAGAAGAGAGTTGGTGACTACGGGAAACTGGACGATGACGCTGGTGATATTGGTTTTGATGAAGACTTTTAAAGACTAGACCCTAAAATATCTTAGATGCACGCAATTCTACAATCAGTTGTTGGCAGACCCGGACCACTGATTGTCGAACACAAAGGAGACATGATTATTGAAAAATGTATGATAATTACCAATAAACATGTGAAAAACATCAACGAAAAAATCGAAAAATTAAAGTTTTCCAAAATTGAACAAACTACGGATCGTTCATTTCTTCTCATTTAGAAGACAGCACCTTCCCCACTAATGTCGTGAGATTCAAGTTCAAGACCGGTGTCGACAAATGGTGCATCAACCATACCCGGTTCCATAACAACATCAACTTGTCTTGGTGGTGGAACAACCTTCTTGGTTGAGCATCCCATGGATGGATCCACATTCTTTATTTCTGGGAGATTCTTTTGAACATTCATCATACCCCACACAACAAGAATGAACACAAGAGAATGAACAAGGAGACCAACGGTTGATGGGCAACCGGTTGGTGTCGCAATACCTGGACCGAGAACTCGTCTGACAAGACGGAAAGTTTCTGGGTTAGCAATGATGAAGAAGGTGAGACCAGAAATCAAGGAAGTGATGAACTTCTCCTGCTGCTTCTGACCATTGCACCCACAACCACAATCTTTAAAAAGTCCCATGATTATCTTTTACTTTAGGTGGACAAAAAAATGTCAGGTTACCGTAAATGTCACAAGTTGCCATCATTGGTGTGGTACTTTTATGTGTATGTTCATCATCTGCGAGTGCCGCTATGCTCGTGATGGGTGGGGATGAACAACCCACTCCAGCACCTTCGACGTCTCCAGCACCTTCGACGTCTCCAGCACCTTCGACGTCTCCAGCACCTTCGACGTCTCCAGCACCTTCACAATCAACGTTACAATATATCGTCGCTGATGAAAGTCACGTTAGTCCGCTAAAGGCTGGTTACCTTAACCTGGGTTCGGGGAGCTCTGTAGAAGCCTGTCGTGAATTAGCTTACGATATGGATTATGCAGCCTTTGGTTGGAGAAAGGTCCCTAACACCTGTTGGGCAATAGTTGATGGAGAAGCAACAAGTGGTAATGTTGTACCATTGGCTGATCACGCCGTCGGTTGTGTGGCTAAAGGTGAAGATATCAAGACGGGGTGTAAGACCACAAAGACTAACGTACTTCGTGCGAGACACTACGGTGATATTACAGGATACAAAAATATTCAATGCAATAGCATAGATTCATGCCGTACCGCTGCTAAAGCTGAAGGTGCAAACCACTTTGGATGGAGAGAAGCCAGTGGTAATGGTTGGGTTGTGACAAATCCAGATATAAGCAGTACAAGAATCGAATTTCTGGCTAATCACACGATTGGGTGTACTGACCCAACTAAAAGACCTCCAAATTGTTAAAATTGACTTAAAGTCTAGCCTCCTAGTAGATATATAATACCCACAACACAATGTCACTTGCTATCCAACGTTCCTCTGAATTCTCGCCAACTTCGGTTTGCTTTTCAAAACTTCGTAAAAACAAGAATGGCGGTAAGACCGTCTATCTCAACGGTGGCGACAACAAAAAGCTCTACCTCCAACTCCCCTTCATGCGCTCTCCTTATGGTCTTAGCGCGTTTACTGATGAAGGTACTGGACGCACTACTTATTCTCTTGATCTCAGCTTTGATACTGACAACGCTGAAGCAATGGAACTCCATGACAAGTTGAAGGAACTTGATGAGATCATTGTCAATACTGTTGCTGAGAACTCCAAGGAATGGCTTGGTAAGGAGTTCAACGTCGCGGTTCTCCGTGAAGCTCTCTACAAGCCAATGGTTCGCCCAGGTAAGGAGCCATACCCATCTACTTTGAAGCTCAAGATTGCTACTAAGCCAGATGGTTCTTTTGTTCCAGAAGCTTACACAATGAAAAAGGAAGCGGTTCCCCTTGACACCATTGAAAAGGGTCAAAAATCTATGGCCATCGTTGATATCAGCTCCATCTGGTTCATTGATAACAAGTTTGGTGTGACCATCCGTCTCCAACAAGCTCTTCTTGAGCAATCTACTAAGCTTCCATCCTTCGCCTTCCAGGGTCTTGACCTCCCAGATGCTGGTGAAGTTGATGAAGACATCGAAATTGACGATGAAGATGTTGAAGTAGATGAAGAATAAATACAAATTGTAATGAAAAATTAAAAACCACTCTTGATGAGAATCATAAAAATTCTCATGAAGAATTAGGAATGCTTTCACTCCTCAGATTTTCATATATTGATCCCCTAAGTGATTTTGGTCTCATTCAATTTATCAACAAGCTAACAAGAATGAACATTTCCAAAGCTATTCAACGCGGTGACCTCGAAGCTCTTAGAGCCAATGAACATGAAATTGTACAAGATGTGAATGATATGTTGGAACAGTCCAGTATTGAATGGGAAAATTACATTACTTATTGGATGGCGACACACCAAGATCATGTGGTTTCCACTGAAATGTTCAAAGTATTTTTGAACACGTGTAAAACTTCTTTCAAACCAGAGATGTATGAAGAAGTAGTTGGTCTTTACGCACATCCAACCATGGTTGGTGCTGTCGCCACGAAAAACTTAGAAATTTTAGACTTGCTCAAGGGCTACATCAAAGAAGATGATATAGAAGAAGAGATGATGGCACAACACGGAGAAACTTTTCTTAGTCTGTAATAAGTATGGTGAAGCTTTCGGACCTTGTCCATATTGCCAACAATGCCAAGACCAATGCTCAGAAGAACGCAGTCGGCGAAGAAGTTAAGAAATTTTTGAGAGGGAAGAAGGCTTGTGATTCAAATGAACTCTTTTCAAATGTGGGTCTTCGTATAGAAAAGGGTAAGAAGCTCCGAAAACTTGGTGAAGGGGCTCACGGTGCTGTATTTTATGGTTGCCTCGAAGATAAATGTAACACAAAAATTGCTATGAAAGTTACTGATGAATCCACTGCTAAGATGGAATATCGCATCGCGGAAAAGTTGAAGGGTATGGGCGTTCCTCGTATGTATCACTTTAAGAATTGTGGTACTGTTGATGTCCTTTATTTCGAATATGTCAAAGGTGAAACTCTCCAACAATGGTTGAAAAAGCCACAATCACCCGAAGCTTATCGCTCCCTATTTTCACAACTCATTAAGAACTTGAAGAGAATCCACGAAAAGTATCCAAAGTTTAGACACCACGATCTTCACTGGAACAATATCCTTGTGTTGGAAGGCAACAAACCAATCATGATTGATTTTGGTATGAGTACAATTGAAGGTATTAGAAATCCAAATGTCACAAGTGATTATTACAAAAATGATGGTATTTACACGGGATCACACTACATGTATGATGTTCATTACATTCTCAACATCATTTATAGCCACACAAAATTGACAAAGGTTAAGCAATTCATAAAAGATTTGTTTCCAGAAAAATACCTTGGTTCAACCAATCCATATATCGTATCTGGACGTCTGAGACCTGGTTTCACACACGGCCTTCCAACCTACGATCAAATTTTGAATCACCCATTCCTTCAACCAAAGAAAAGAGGTAGCATTCTTAGACGAGTTTTACCTAAAAAGAAGGTGATGACACCCAAACCACAACCCGCACCACAAAAGGTCAAACCTGCCACTGGTAGTGCCATTCGTCGTGCCAAGGCTATCCTTGAAAAGGAGGCTGCTAAAAAGAAGGTCCCACCAAAGAGACCACAGATCCGTGGAAGAGATCCATCTGTCATGAACCAAGTTCGTGAAATTGAAAAGAAGCTTGTGGCTGAAAAGAAAACTGTGACACCCAAACCAAAACTAAGAGTTTTCATAAACAAGAATGGCGACCTCAAGATTGAAAAGAAGAAGTGCCGTCTCTACAAGAAGGAAGATTTGGTTAAGATGTTCAAGTTAGATCCAAAAATGACAAAAGAACAAATGTGTAAGTTCATAAAAAATATGTAATCAAAGTACAATTTTGAAAACCCTCTTCGTACCCTCATCAACCACGGAAAGTATCTTGAACTTTGGTGTCTTGATGAGCTTTACCCCACCTTTTGTGACGAATGACTTCATCCGTTCAACTTCACCACGAGGCATTTTTCTGGTGTACTTGAGCGTGACATTTTTGTTACCTATTGAGAATACAGTTGACGACATTTATTATATTTGTACATAATAAAACTATGTGGCTTCTTGCTCTCCTCATACTCATCGATCTTTTGATTCTTTCCCAAACAGGAAAG